GTTCCAGTGTCCTGCTAGACATACATCTGTCCCAAACAATTCCTCTGGGCCAGAATCGATCTTCAACACCGTGGTGCTGTTGCGCGGGATGCCATAGATCATGCCGTTCGGGGCGAGTACGCCGCCCCACCACTTGGCGCTCCCCGATAGCGAGCCAAAGGTGCTCGCCGTGTCGGTCGCCGGGTCGATCTTCAACACCGTGGTGCTGTCGTATGGGATGCCATAGATCATGCCGTTCGGGGCGAGTACGCCGCCAACCCACTTGTAGGTCCCCGATAGCGAGCCAAAGGTGCTCGCCGTGTCGGTCGCCGGGTCGATCTTCAACACCGTGGTGCTCCTGTCTGGGATGCCATAGATCATGCCGTTCGGGGCGAGTACGCCGCCAACCCACTTGATGTCCCCCGATAGCGAGCCAAAGGTGCTCGCCGTGTCGGTCGCCGGGTCGATCTTCAACACCGTGGTGCTGCTGTCTGGGATGCCATAGATCATGCCGTTCGGGGCGAGTACGCCGCCAACCCACTTGTAGGTCCCCGATAGCGAGCCAAAGGTGCTCGCCGTGTCGGTCGCCGGGTCGATCTTCAACACCGTGGTGCTGCTGAACGGGATGCCATAGATCATGCCGTTCGGGGCGAGTACGCCGCCAACCCACTTGATGTCCCCCGATAGCGAGCCAAAGGTGCTCGCCGTGTCGGTCCCGGCCGTGTTTTTTGCTGCAATGCAGCTTATGTGTCTCGCCCAAGAGTTCCAGAACGATACCGTGATAGAGGCCCAACCAGGTGGCGGATGACACCTATCGCTTATGCCAAGCCTCCGTACTCTTGTGGGATAGGGCATTATCAAACTCCCTAGTTTCGCAGCAGCCCGACACGAACCACGATCCCCGCCGCCGTGTAGGTCTTGGTATCATTCGACAATGCGGCGATGTACAGGTCATCCGCATCACTGGCGGCCTTGATCAGCTTGCCAATGTTGGCGACCTCGGCGATTTGCCAATTGACAAAGTCCACATAGGCAGAGCTCGAGACCTCTACAGTAGCGATGACCTCATCCGCATCACCATCGGCGATGCTCGGCGCGCCGTTCTCGGTGCCGATGCTCGTGTTGGAGCGCAGGAACACCAACGTGAGCGCCCCCGCCTGGTCATCCAGGTCGAACACCTGGACGTTATGCAGAATCATGGTGCCGCCATTGGCGCGAAACGCGGCGGTCATGACCTGCGTGTCCGCGAGCACGTCGCCAGCGGCGTAGGCGCTAGTATCGAGCGAAAGTATAACCTCAGCAGTGTCGTCCGGCCCAGTGGCTACGACTTGACTGTCTCCAGCGATGATATCCGCCAGCGCTTCGGTCGCATCAAACACGGTATCATCTGCGCGGCGCAGCTTCCCGGCCGCCGGGGACATTTGGTCTCTCTGCGGTGAAGCCATTCTGCCCTCCTATTGTGCCATTCCCACATTCAGGCCCTGGCGGCGAGGATGGCTCCCGCCGCCAGGGCCGATCACGAAGCCGATCACTTGCCTCGCCCGGACCTACCGGGCAGGCCGCGACGGGAGCCGCCCGGCCTAGGACCCTTGCCATCATGCCGTGGTTTCCCCGAGGGCGGGCACGGACTCTTGCGCTTTGCCATGCTGTACCTCCTAGATATGTCGTAACACGTCATCAATGTACCCGATCCACTCGCGTAGCTCTGTCTCCAGGACGGCCACGCCGCCCTGGATGCTCTGCATCTCTCGGCGCATCCGCCGCAAAGTTTCCTCAACGCCCTCGGGAACCATCGGCCTAGGATCCGGCGTCGGCCCCGCCTCGGGCCAGTCCGCCTGCTGACAGATGCGTGACCAGACACGAGAGACGTCATAGTCGCGCCACCGGGAGTCGTTGCCGACGGTGAACAGCGTGGCCCCTAGCACATTGTCCTGTTGCGCCAGAAGCTCACTGTACTGGGCAATCTCCGAAAGATACTGCTCGGCGGAGATGCCCCCTTTGAGCCACCCCTGTGTACCGTGGCCCTCTACGACGTCACGCCCACACTCGGTGACGACGAGGAGCACGTTCGCGAGCTCGGGGATCAGTCGCCAGCGCCCACAATGCCAGGGATTGGCAATGTCCTCTTTGCCCGCCCAGTATTCGTGCAGCGCGACACGGTCGGCCCCGCGCATCTGCGAGAATAGAGGCGCGAACGTGCTCCAATAATCCTCTCGGAAGTTGCCCACCGAGGGCGTCAACAGCGCAGCGTTGTAGCCGTGGCTATGGCAGTTAGCAAGCCACTCCTGTTCGGCCTCACAGAGGCGGGCTGCGTCTCCCAGGCTGTTGATCGCCGGCTCGTTCCTGCTCTGCAAGAGCACATTCTGGGTGGGCAAGCGCCAGAAGCGTCCCAGGTCGTTGGGCCAGTCAGTGTAACGGACCACGACAGTCATGCCCGGCCATGCCTGGAGTATCTTGACGATGTAGGCCGTGCTGCAGTTGGTCAGCGTCACCACTGGCGGCCGCTGATGGCCGGCCGTGGCCACCACGTTGCCGAGGGGAAGGTTGCCTATAACATGTATGCCGATCTTACTGAACATCTTAGCGCCCCTTCACATACCATAGCGCGTGCACATGTGCGTCATGTCTGTGACGCCACAAGAACCATGCGTTGTACAATGCCACCCGAATCCCAAAGCGTCGCCATTCGAGCAAGAACTCGCGAACTAACATCGGCTCAGTCCTCCACTATACACCAAATCGTCCGCAACCGTCCATCCGCCCCATATTGCCCTGAGCATCGCCCCCAGAGGACGCGCACCTCCCCCTGGCTCTGCAGCAGTGCCGCCGTCGTGCCAAAGTGCACCCAGGGGAGTGGCGTTATGCTCGGCTGGGCTGTCGGCGTGGCCATGGGCGTGTTGGTACGCTCCGGCGTCGCCGTCGGCGTCCGGGTGGGCTCGCGAGTTGCTGTCGGGCTCGGTGTTGCACTGGGCTCCTCCGCTAGAATGCCGATAAACGGGGCCGCGATGTCACCTGAAAGATACACGTTCGCCGCCCACGGGTCAACTTGTGCCCACCCTACAGCGCCCCCCTCTGGGATCACCTGCGCAATCCAGTGACGGCTCCCGCTCTTGAGCCGCAACCCCAGCCATACATGCACGGGAAGCGTGAGCGTGCACCCGCCGCATGCGCCGGTGGTGCACTCTGCAACCCGGGTCTTCTGAACCAGAACGAAGGCTTGCGCTCCCTCAACTTGGCCAAGCCCCCCTTCTGGCAGTTGCTCCTCTGCCTGAACGCGAATCACCGCCGCACTCGGGGTGACTGTTAGCGTGGCGCTTGGGCGGTCCGTGTATGTCGCCGTGGGAGTCGCGCCGAATGTCTCGGTAACGCTAGGCTCTGCCGTGGGCCCTCCCGGCGTGTCAGTGAGCGTTGGCTCACTCATAACAGAGACAACCACCGGCGGGTAGGTTAGGGGCTGGAGTGTCTCCCCGTGTGGCGTGGCAAAGACAAGCGCGATGTAGTGGTCGCTCTTCGGGCCTTCTGCGAAGGCCCAGGCCCCTATGAGGCTGCACCACTTGTCACCCAAGGCGTTGACCAACCACTGATCGGGTACGCGCAGGGTGACAAAGCCCGCCACCGCTGTAGCATCGACCTCAAACTGATAGCCCCCTTGCGCATCTGTTGTTACCACTGCCATGGGGGATCCAGTGGGACCAACACCGGAGTAGAGCTCCACTGGGGTATCCGCCAACGGGCCGATGCCTGTTGACCAAAGGGCACGCCAGAGCACAATCCCTCCAAACAGGCCGCCGGCGATCATCCGCCTTAGTCTCACAAATACCACCCGACGAACATCTCAGGCACATCCTGCGCTGGCCCGAGCACAGAGTCGCCCCCCTCGGCCAACAGGCTCAGCCCCGCCGCCTTGATCTTCTCGCGGATGGCGTCAAAGGCCGCAATGTCCTCGGGGGTGAACAATGCTTCATCCCGCATGGTCTGCCAGGCTGCTTGGAGTGCCGCCCCTTGTTCGCGCGCCGCCCCAAGTTGTAGCCACATGCCGTAAGCCAGCCCACAGAACTCTGCACTGTCGCGAGTGTTAGTCATCGTCTGTGCCCTCCGTTATCACGTGCCCCACAAGCGCGTCGCCTAGCTCTTCTGCCAGGTCCGTGCTCTGGCGCGTCCACGCGGGCACCTGGTCGGGCAGAGGGTCGGCATTCACCATTTGTCGGAGTGCCGCCTGTTGGCGCTCATCCAACACCCGCTCGACTAATGCAGCGCCGTTGAAACGGTATTGCTGGACTCTGCCCTCCTGGTCTAACACCGGCGTCCATCCAATCCGCGCTGTCTCCTCTGTCGTCAGATCCAGCAGGTTGCCCAAGTCGCCGATTTGCTTCATCCCGCCGCGCGTCCGCAAGGGCCAATTGTTGACGATCTCCAGTAGCCGAATATGAGCGCGTGCGGTCAGTACGAGTTCGTGTTCTGGCATTGTCGCCCCCTCTATGTTGGCGCCCCCGTCGTGCCACTGATGCTGTGATGATGACGCCCACTTTGGCTGGTCCCATGAGTGTCTGCGTCGATCGCAATGCTGTGACGATGATACCACTCCTCACCATAGCCCTCATAGTCAGTATAGAAAACGAAAGGATCGCCGGTAGGCCACAAGTGATTATGGCTATCCCCGCCCTCGGTGTCATTTATGACATTACCAGTGCCAGCATTATCCGAAAAGGAATGCGTATGCGTGCTTATGTCCACTCCATCCACTGTCCCCGACACAGTGATGTCCCCGGCGATGTTCAACGCGGAGCCATAGATGTTAGTCCAGGGACTGCCAGAGGTACCCAGCGTGGGGGAGCCCGATGCGGCGGCAAAGGAAGAGGTTGTGGCCACATAATAATTTGTGCCACTAACAGCAAGGCTGACCCCGGAATCCCCAGAGACCTTGGCATAGGTTGCACTACGGAAGTAGTCCCCTCCAGCCCCAACATAGAACCCGGCGGTACGCAAGTAACCGCTAGCATCCGTTTTGAGAAGCATATTGACATCTGCATTGCCATCCGCGGTGTTGGTAATGGCATGGGTGTGACTTGTCGTGGTGCGGCCATTGGTCGTCGCCGCCGTCAGTGTGGCGGGCAGTCCGATCTGAACCGTCACATCTGAACTGAGCGCGCCGCCGCCTATGAGTCCTAGACCTGCGATGACTTGGACGGTACTCGCCGTGAATCCAGTGATCGCATGGGTGTGGCTCGTGGCAGTCACAGCGTTGCTGGTCGCCGCCGTCAATGTATCTGGCGTACCCATGGTGATTGTCACGTCTGAACTGAGCGCACCGCCGCCAGTGAGCCCGTCACCCGCGACGACTTGTCGCGTCAGCGGGACATAGGTAGCGGAGATATCGGGAATGTCTCCCGCCTGCAGCGCTGCTGGTAACCCCCTTGTGCCATTACAGCGCCAGACGTAGCCACTGGTGTTCCCGTCGGCGTGCTTGAGCCCCTTGGCGCCAGCGACATAGATATCCTCCCAGCGATCTGCGCTTGTCCCCAGATTAGTGTGTATGCCTGACTCCGGCTTGAAGGTCCCCGCGCCCATTAGATAGGTAGCAACACCGCCGACCCAAAACTGAAAGTTGGCCGCCGAGACGAACTTGAATCCACTGCTATAGTCGAGATAATTGTTCGTGGTGTCCACGTTCAGCCGTGAGACCGTCGGGCTTGTATCCCATGCCACGTCAGTCCCGTTTGCAGTAAGCACAGAGTTCCCAGCGCCGACGGCTTGCTTATGCCAGTTGCCCCCCGAGCCCACCCATATCAAGTCTCCGCGCGCCGCGGCCCCTATAACCGTGTCGCCGTGCTGGGCCGAGAGGAGATTGTGTGCCGCCGGTGTGGTGCCCGTAATCAGCACGTCGCTCGCGGCGGTTAGACGTCCCTGCTGATCAGCGGTGAATTGCCCTACGTGCGTCGCGTCCCCGTACGTTGCGGGAGTCACCGCCGTGTCGGCCAGCGCGATGATTATCGTGTCCAATGTCCCTGCATCCACTGTGGACGTTATCGGCCCCGAGTCACCCACTACGCCAACGGCATTGTCCCTGTCAGCAAGCGCCCAATCGCCCGCGTCGTCTGTTAGTTTCCATGCCTTTTTCTTTGTATGGCCCGGCCCCGCGCCGCGCATCCCACCACCACGCAGCCGGTCCGTAAAGTCCGGTTCCTCGTCTCCAAGGACCAAGCTCAAAGCCTCGAAGCCGTCCTCGTCTATGGCAAATTCGATGCGGCCCAATGTATCATTGTAGGGCCCATACCCGAGGCGATGACTTATCCATGTGCATTGGTCCCCTATGTCAAAGGCGGTGCCCCATGCCTTGCTCGGGCCTTCTGCGAAGGCTTCCATCGAATACCATTCTTTGACTTCCTTCGCAGACCGTTCAACTTGCAGCTCCTTGTCTCCGGTGTCCTCAATGCTTCCACAGCGCACGAGCCAACTGTCCCGTATCGCCCCGCCAGCAATGACCTCTTTGGCCAACCCGCCATCAAATATTACATTACAATGATCCGATGCGTCCCACCCATAACGCTGTTTGGTAATGTTCCCTTCTGCATCGCTGAAAATACACTCCGCGTTGCTCCCGTTCCCTTCTGTGCGATCCAACCCACGCCGTGGATACCAGGTTTGAAAGGTAGGCACGCCATCTAGGAAGTAGACATCCCAGTCTACGTCGTATCGCCGCCCAAACTCTTGCAGAAACTCATAGATATTGTATCCGCTTGCGTCCAAATCGGGGCTATCCGGATGCTCTGTTTTGTCCGCGGCGATAGCGAGAGGACTCCACTCGAGGGCGATGCTATTCGTCGGGGTTACTGGCGCGTTGCCGCCCATGGTTAGCCCCACAATATCCTTGAACGCATCATCGACCTTGACTCCGGTAATTGTCAGGTCGCCAGGGGCGGCCTCATATCCGATGCGCCAGTACAGGATACGCGCCAAAGGGAGAAACTCGAATTCGACCCATTGGTCGTCGGTCGCAATCTCGTCGGTGCGGTCCAGTTTGATTTGGTAACCGCTCCAGATATGCGTGCCGTCACGGAGGACCTCCACAAAATGGACTTCCGCCTCTTTGAGGATGGAGACCCAGGGGTCGGCGAATTCGAGCGAGCACGTGAGGTTGGTACCATATTGCCCAAAACGAGCAGTTGAGCCGCGGAGCTTATAGACGCTACCCAAGGCGCCAAGGTAGGTAGTCGCCTTGTCGTAAATGCGTACCTGGTAGTCCTCCCAGCGATGCCCAGCAGGCCAATTGACCATGGCTAATACAAATCCCTATAATACTGATAATAACTTATCAGGCATCCTGCCGTGCCGGAACTTGCGTCGATGCTCACGCCGGTTGTGCCAAGCGGCAGGCTGAGATATTTGCTGGCACTCGTGATCGTGCAATAAGACTTGGCGCCTGTGCCGTGTATCTGCTTATATACACTCCTTCTATATGTGCCATTCGGTCGCATATCAATGGTGATCGTGTCGTCATTGTTCCCCGCGCTCGAATTGACCTGGAACTCATCGGCTCCGATAGTTACACGTGGCCTGTCGCAAGCCCCCGTGAACATCACTAGCGGCCAAGCGGAGATGTCTCCCGCATTGCCACAATTCACATTGGCAGCAGTCCCGCCGTTGAGTGTCCCCCCCGCGGTGGTCATATTCTCGTCTCGCCACCACGGCATAGCAGCGATGTATTGCTGAGTGATCAGCCCTGTCACTGGGCTCTCACCATCGGGATCGAATGTCCCCTCCTCGGGGATACAGTCCAGGCACCGCGTGGCCCCGCCATGCGTGATGCGCTTTAGATAGCCCTCGCCTAGCTCCGTGTCGTGCCAATCCGACCAGTCTCCTTTCAGTGTCTCCAGGTTGGCGGCGCTCGTCCCGTTCAGTAACACTGTGATCTCGTAGGTCCCCTCTTTGTAGGTCGTGTCGCGATACTGCTGCGAGAGGGCGCTTGGCGTCGCCGAGATGACGTTGTTCACCTTGCGCGCCCAAAGCTCGGTATTCCGTAGGACAAGATATTGACACCCCGCGCTGTCGGCGACGAAATAGGTGTGTGTGCCCCCGTCCCCATCTGTGTAGGCGTACGTGTTAGTCATGATCCTAGACGCTCTTTGCCGCAGCGTGCGGCTTGAATTGGACGGCCATGCGCTCTCCCCACGCCGCCAGAACGGAGGCATGTTCGTCAAGAATCTCGAATACCATCCCTAGCTCTGGACTCTCTAGAGTGCCGGCAAGCGTCATGTCGATCTGGACCTTGGGTGGCGTCTGTGGCGTACCGGCCCCGAGCGGGCCACTCGGGGGGCCCGGGGTGAATTGTCCCGCCGTGCGCGGAGCCGGAAATTCCATGCTGGCTATCTGCATCGCCAAGGCTTGTAATTCTGCCATGAGGTTCCGGGCCTCAGTTAGATCGATACCCCCCGCTGCAAGCGCCGACTGTAGAGACGTGACGGTATGTTCCACGCTGTTGAATATCTGCGACAGAAGAACCCCCACATTACTAATCGCCCCCAGGCTCGTGGCCGCCGCCTCCAGATTGGTCGCGATCTGTTCCAGTTCGCTCCAGGTCGCGAAGTCATTTACTTGTCGCAATAGCTGCTTGGCCGCGTCAACATTGAAGCCCCACTTGCGTACATTGGAGATTGCTTCAACGGTGGAGCCAAACGATGTATATGCCCGCGCGATGCTTTCGCCAGATCGCCCGAGCTCCTCGAAGTAGCCCGAGGCCGACCGCATTTGCGCCGTTATCTCTGGCAACTCGTCCCAAACGCTCAAGACGCCTAGTTGTCTCACCATTGCCTGGGCCGCGGCGACATCTATACCGCCAAGCTCCGCAGCGTCCTGCACGGATTTGGAAATCGCCCCTAACGCCCCGTAAGCGGCCTGAACAATGCTCGCTGTCTCGCCCGCGCTCTTGAGGGCATCTTTGTGGGCCGTCCCGATGCGATCCAAGGTCGGGATCAAGAGATTGGCTGCTATCTCCATCTGCAGGCCAAAATCCCGGACCATGCCCTGCAGGTCCATTGTCTTGAGCCCGGCCATCTCGGAAAAGACACTGGACAGATTCAACAACGATAAGAGTTGCGTCAGTGGCTCTAGTAGGGGCGCTGCTGCAGTCAAACGATCTTTGAGGTCGGCTCCCAACCCCTCGATCCCTATGAGAAGTTCGTCTACTGCGAATGCCAAGTCCGCAATGAATGCCTGTATGTCCGTGGCGAAAAGGGCGTTGCCCATTTTCATCTTGCTCAGGTCGAATTCCGTCAGTTTCAGGATCTTCCCAACGCTCTCTGCCAAGCCAGCCGCTTTTTTCACCGAGGCGCTAGTGTCGCTGTCAATAGAGTTGAGCCAGTTATAGATCATGCCGCTGGCATGTTGGATCCGCCGAATGTAGACTGAGAACACCTCCACCCAATCCTTGGCCCCAACGTCTATATCCAACTTGGGGCTCAACAAGGCAAGGAGTTTTTGCACGTCTTGTGCTACGGGTGAGGCCAAGGCAAGATTGGCGCGCGCATCATCACCTATCTCTTCCATCCAGTTGTAAATCGTTCCCGAGATGTGTCTAATCCTGCGCAGCCATTCCTGGAACTTATCTGCCCAATCATAGTCGGCGCTGGCAAAGTCCAACTTCACCGCGAGAATGCTGACGAGCTTTCGCACGTTCTCCGAGACGGGAGCTGCTAAGGCAACGTTCGCTCGGGCGTCGTCAGCAATATCTTGCATCCAGTCATAGATCATCCCACCCGCGTGCCGCAATCTCCTTAGCCAAAGCGCAAAGGTATCCGCCCACAGGGCAGAGCCGGCGTCTATGTCGAGCTTGATATTTACGAGACCGAGAAGCTTGCGCACATCATCAGCAACGGGCGCCGCAAGGGCTACCGCTGCGCGCGTGTCCGTATCGATCTTTTGGATCCAATTGTAGACCATCCCACTGGCGTGTTGGATTCGAGCGATCCACAAGGCAAATTCATCAGCCCAGAGTTTGCCCCCCGCGCCAATCGTTCCCATTTTGATGGTCAGAAGCGCCAGGATCCGTTTTATATTGTCTGCCACTGGCCCCGCGAGAGCGAGATTGGTCCGCGTGTCCTGATCTATCTCTTGCAGCCAGCCATAGATTACCCCCGATGCATGACGGAGACGCGCCAGGAATAGCGTGACCTGCTCCGCCCAGTCGCCCTCACCCGCCTCTACCCCCAGCTTGATGCTAAGGACGGACACAATCTTGCGCAGCGCGTCCGCTATCTCGCCAGCGTCACTCAAGGCCAACTTTGGATCCAGCTCCGCTTTGGCCTTGGCGATCAGGCCGTGCATCTCAGAAACCGCGTCATAGAACCGTGTCGCCCAGGTGGCCAGGTCGAATTCTTCCGGCCCAACTGAGAAGCTTTTGAGTGCAGCGTTGGCGGCGCTGATCGCGCCTGAGAGCTTGATGATGGGTTCTAGCAAGAGCTCCACATCGGCCAGCTTGGGCTTCAGCTCTGGCACCCAGCTATAGAATTTGCCAACGGCTAGCTTCAAATATTCGCCCATGTCGTCCAGGGCCTGACCGACTCCCGCGGGGATGCGCATCGTCATCAGATCGGCTAACGCCTTTTTCGCAGAGGAGACGCCCCGTTCTATGTCGGCCGACACCTCGGCGAGCCCTTTCGTGGCAGCCTCTTTCGCCTTGGCCATGCCAGATGACATGCCGTCTACGCCGCGAGAGATGGACCCAGAGAAGGCGCCAGTAAAGTCCGTCTGACGGATGCCGCTCAAAATGTTATTCGTCAAGTCGTCGAATTGCTTCTCCAAGGCGGCGAGCGCGTCATCGGCAGCGGCGAGTTGGCCCTTTTGCATAGCGAGCAAGGCGTTGACGGCAGTCTGGGCGGCCTTGACATTGTTGCCTGCTAGAGCCGTCGCCACCTTTGCCGATTGTTCAGCATAGAGCACTTCATTCTGCAATCGCTCGGACTCGCCCTCGCCAGCGATCTTCAGTAGTTGCTTCTCCTGCTCTAGCGTGATTTGCTCAGACGCGTAGGCTTTTTTGATCTGCGCTATCAGGACGCGGCGGATCTGAGCGCCCTGCTCCTTGAGCTCGGTCATATAGGCTTTCTGGCGCGTGATTTCCTGCATCACCAGGGCACGCCGTTGGATCATCTGGCGACGGCTGTAGCTCACGCTATCATTTGCCTGGTTTTGTTGGAATTTGGCCTGGAGTTTGGCGGCTTCCTCTGTGGCCCCCGCATCCTGTAAGGTTTGATATTGCGCCTGGAATCGGGCCCGCGCCTCGGTTTGAGCTAGCTGGAAGTGGAAAGCCAGCTCTCCCGCGCGCGTCCCTGCTAGCTCTTGGCTCTGCAATAGCTGATCGTGGTGCTCCGTGTCCAGGGCAAGCGTGCTCGCTTGCCACTCCCGCTGTGAAGAGAGCAGTTCTTCGTGATGGCTGGCAACAATACTGCCGACTCGTCCTAGCGCGGCCTGCATCTCTTCAGAATTGAACGCATCGCGCAGGGCCGCCTGCATTCCATGGGAATGCTCATAGGCGGCCTGAGTGCCGATAGCAATATTGGCCTGTATCGCCGCAAAGTTCTGGCCCAACATCTCGGCAGCGGCGGTGCTCTGCGGCCCAAGCGCATCCAGCATATTCTCGAAGGCTGCGGTATACTCGGGTACAACAGCCCCTACCCCGTCCAGCGCCGTGATAGTCCCCGCCGCCGCCGCGTTGATCTCCCTCAGCTTCTCGGGTACCTGGGCAGCGGTAATGACGTGATAGTGCAAGTCTGTGGTGAGCTTGCCGAGGGCGTCACTCATTCGCTTGTATTGCTCTTCGGTGAGAGCGCCCGCCTCGCGTTGGCTGTCCAAGTTGGCGGTAAACGTCTTGATCTGGTCGCCCGTTTGCAGCGACGCCCGAATGCCCTGCGCGAGACCATCAAATGCGCCTCGCAATACGCCTATGACGCCGCCCGCCTCCATATTGGCGGCGGTTAGCTCGCCCATGGCCGCCTTGAGGTTTTGTATCGAGGTCACCAGGGTTTGTTGCTGACCTTGCTGGGTGCCCGCCTGATCGCCCAGCTTGGCCATGGAAATGCGAGCTTCTTCCATGACCGCCTGCATGAATGCAGTCTCGCGGGATAGCCCTTCGGTCTGAGTCTGAAGGGCCGCGATGCGTTCCCGCACGCGGCCAGAGGAGATGCCAAAGTTGTCAAGGCGGGGAATCGATTGGTTTGCGAGGAGAGCTGCAAAGTCGCCCAAGGACTGGCTCGCGTTCATACCAAAGGCCATGCCAAGCGTAGCGCCCATGTCCGCGAGCTCGGCTGCTTGGTCCGTGGTTTCTGCCAGCCCCATGCCCAGGAAGCGCGATGACGCTTGCATGAGCGTCATGTCGTCTATGAGCCCGTGCGTGGACTCGCGAAGTGCAGCTAACCCTTGTGCGGATCCGCCGAGGTTATAGAAGGTCCGCCTGGCCGCCTGAGTCGCGACACCGAGCTGATACATCTCGGCGGTCGCCTTAACGACCATGCCCACCGCAGCGACGCCCATGACAGTGCGATAGACGTCGCCCAACTTGCCGAGCGTGGACGACTGAGAGGTTACGGCTTGCTCTGTCTCTTGCGTCTCATTGCGCAAGCGCGCCAGCGCGTTTTGGGCCTCGCTTGCGTTCTCGACATTGACGACTATCTGCAAAGGGACTGGCATTCTAGCTTATCCCCAAGTGTGACCGATCTGCCATGGCGGCCCGGTAGGCCATCTCCCGCCGTCCCCAGATGATATACTCACGGGCATGTATCACGTCCCAGGGGGGCATCCCCCACGACTCGGCACAGCGCAAGACCCCGACCCACCAAGGCACCTGGCGACCTCGATTATCTGCCCATTGGTTCAGCTTTTTTTTTCCTCGTCCGTGACCGCCTTTTTGCCGACGGACTCTACAACGCGCTCAAAGAGGGCCATGACCTCTCGCATTTTGAGCCGCCGCAGGCGCGTCTTGTCCCAATCGCTCACGTCGTCGAGCAGATCCAGGATTGTCGACCACACGTGCTCATTGCCCGGCTCGTTGAAAAGTAGGACATATTCGTAAGGCATCTCGTCCAAATCGCCCAGTATCTCTGCTAGGCGCGCGCCGTCGATGTTGATCGTGTCTATTACGCTGTCGACCATATTCCTCCTTTTTTGCTAGGTGTCGAGCCTAGCTGTAGGTCGCCTCGTTATTCACCACGATGATCTCGGAGTCACCCGCGCTTGCGTCATGGCGCAACCGGAATGTCGCCGAAACTGTGTCGTTCCCATCGGCATCACTCATAGGATCGAAGGTCTCGTAAACGCCTACCGCGTTGATAATCAAGGACTTGTTCGTGTACGAAGTCCCTCCACTTGTGAGAGCGGCGCCCTCCGTTTTGATCTGTATGATCCGCGGCGTACCGTCCCGCCAGGCGATTTTCTCGGTCCCCGCCGTATCATTGAGTTCCATAGTCAGGGACAGCGTGGCCTCGTAGCCAACCTGCTTATGATGCGCCCATGCTATGTTGCCGTCTTGGGTCGGGACGGGCGTGAATCCGGTCGTCACTGCTAGAGACCAGTCGCGCAGCGTCGCAGGCGCTTCGGTTGTACCGGCCGTCCCGCCCTTAGCATCGATATAGAACTGACCCTTGTTGGCATAGATTGTCTCGACCGTCGGCGTTTGCACGGACGTACTGTAAAAGGCCCCGGCGGATGTAACCTCACGGCCAATCACCGTCCCGGACATCCTCACGGATTCGCCGTACGCGGCTGCCAACGTAAACTCCGAGACAAGCCCATAGTCGAATGTCTCAACCAATACATTGTCGCCCGCCTCGAAACTGAACGTTTTGGCGGTCTTCACACCTGATGTGCCGAATGGATAGGTGTAGCTGTATTTCCCGACTGTGCCGTCCCCAGCCCCTGTTGATTGCCAATTGATTCCGCCGCCAAGGATCCATGGCAGCTCCTCAAACGTGGCATCGCGTTCCTCTAAGCTCAACGAGGCGCGTTTCATGGCCGTATACTGCCGGTCACCACCGGCCATCCATCCGTCATCCTCTTCCGGAGTTTCTATTGTGCGATCATCCGTGAGGATCGCAGTCCCTCTCCACATATCATCACAACTGACCGCCGTCCCCGCTGTCGTCTCCGGGCTGAACTGAATCTTGCGCAACCGTCGCACTCCACTCGTTTTCTGTGCCATCGGATCCCTCCATCATGGCTTGTTCGGTAGGCGGTGCTTCCGCCTGCCCTGATTCACGTTCGTATAGAATCTCATATAGACCGCGCTGCGCTTTGAGGCGCGCAACGCCTATCCGCTCCACTTCCTCGGCGCTCAGGTCTCTGGCAGGGATTCCGCGAATGGTAACGCTCCTGCCAATGGCACGCGGGCGCCATCGTGCTCCGACCGCTCGCCGTCGTCGCTTTGGCATTTGTCGCCTCCGTTTTCTGGGATATGGGCGCGGGTAGGTTTTGTCACAGTGATTATTTCCCCGTGTGCTTCCGCCGCGCGCAAAAAGGCCTCGCGGACTGCCTGGGTTATCGTGGTGTGCATTATGTGTGGGGAGGACACCCCACTATAAACCCACTGATCTATATGGGCTTTGTTACACAGCTTTGAAAACCAGACGTCTGTCCCCGGCCACGTAGCCGCCCTCAGCCCTTCGACTCCGCACTCGGGCCACCCGAGCGCGTCCAGCAAGCTATAGTCATAGCCGAACCAGGGGTAAGGGAGTCGCTCGAAAACACGCCGATCTATCAAGATGCTTCCAGACCCTAGAACATCAACTTTCAACAATGCGTCATCTGGCCATCGGTGGATTGGCGCTAGCTTTCCATCGTTCCACATGTAGGCGCAGGGATCATAGGGAACCCCCCGGCGGAAGTTGAGGCCGCCCACCACCATGAACTTGTCTCGGTCTCGCGCTGGCCATTGCGCCAACTTTGCCACAATGTCCGGAGGGTGTATGTGATCGCTGTCCAGCATGAGGATGTGGGTGAATGTTTGCCTCAGCAGCGTTGCGGCCATTTCGTTGCGCGTTATGTCAGTCCGCGCATACCCATGCCCCATAAACGAATTGCCTCGCGCGATGATCGTCATCAAGCTATGGACTGCCTCCGCGTACATCATCCGCTCAGAGGGGATTGCCACCACAACGCTCACGTCATCAGACAATGTTATAACCCCACCGTCACATTGTACTTTTCTGTTATCTGGAAGGTGAACTCTATCGTTGCGTATTCTCCTGCCCAATTGGCCACGGCGTTGATGATCTCGCTTCGGTGTACACCACTCAGCGATCCCAGTTGCACGGCGCCATCGTATGCGTCCAGCACCCGCTCGAAAAAGGGCTCCAGCCGCTCTTGTCGGGCAGCATGATCGATGTTCTGGCCCAGCGGTTCGCCTACGAGCCGGATCATGATTGTGTGGGTGACTTCGCGTTGCGTATAGTTCGGATTGGTGATCGCCGAACTTTGCCAGTAGGTGATCAGGGAGGGAATGTCGGCCGTGTCTATGACCTGTGGCGGCCGCGTGAATGCCTGCGCCACGCCGGTTACGTTACTATTGATCGTCTGCATGGCGGCCAGGACGCTACTCAAGCTCATGATATAGTCTCTCGCCGCGTATAGACGTCCAGTACCTGGCGGATGTCCGCTGGCAGCCCAGCGGCCGTTGTCACCATCCCCACCTCGGGGAAGGCTTGCGTTTCAAACGTATCCGAGTCCTTCTGCCGATAGAGATATGCCCCCCAACGCTGTATGGCAAGCGTGATCTCTGGTTCCGGCTCGAAAACATAGATCGCGGCGCCATCCAGGTGTGTGGCTGCGGTGCTGCCATTCACGCCCCGGCGCACAGAGAGGCTCGTATTCAGAGGGACCGCATAGACGTATAGGAGCTCATCGTCGATTTTGAGGAGGTGGCATTCCTGGAACCGTGGGGCTAGACCCTGAACGTTGGCCCCCGCGGCGCTGGTCACTGTGAGCGTCGTCCCCGTTGCATCAGTCACCGCCGCCTGGAGGGTATCGCCCGAACCAACCCAGGCCCTGGCCCAGTCTGAGTTATATCCCCAAGTCCCAGCCACTGCGTTTGCGCGTTGCGGCGTTCCGCTGAAGCTCAGGGCGACGCCGGTGCTTTCGTCTATATCGATTCGGGCCTTGGGATAATCGCCGTAGGGCCACAGGATGTATTGCGCCGGTGTGATCGTTGTGCCTGTATTCCCAGTGGTCAGCAAGTTTATCTCTAGCAGATCATCGTCCAGCCATATCCGCCAACTCTCATCGTCATCATAGTATCGCGTCTCGATGCGCGGATAGAACTTGCGCCGCGTCCAGGTATCGATCTTGCGGCTGGCGCTCTCACAGAAGCGCCGGAGCAAGACGTCCTCTCCAGTCACAGATTCCACGACGGCCTTATCGCTGTCGCGTAGGCCGAGATAGTCTTTCAGTTGCCATGGCGTCGCATATTCGTTCACTGGCCTTCTCTATGTGCGGGGCGGGCTTGGGTCTCCCGCCCCGCCTTACTATGGCCTCTGGCCTCAGTTATTGACGAAGGCGACTTCATTCCAGTTCGTGCCGTCCGCTATGAGCAATAGAGTGTCATTCGCCGAGAGGGCCCTACTACCACCTAGCTTGAGTGTGCCCGTATCGGTGATGGTCACGCTGTTCGATGCGGGACCGATGAGGACCAGAATGTCGCCCGCCGTTCCCGCAGCGATGCTGCTCGTGTTGACTGCGCCCGCCGCCCCCAACTGCTGGAAAGTGCCAGTTGGCGTGATGATGCTATCCATCGTCACTGTGATAACTGTCTCTGGGGGGATACGGAGCCAGGTTCCAATGCTCACGATCCCCGCTGCCGTAAGCGCCCCATCGACACCCATGGTGGACTCGGCGCTCACCGCGCCCGTTTGAGTACTCGCCCCGGTGATGGTAACGTCCCCGCCGAAGGTGCTGGTCACGCCCGATTGAACATCTAGCGTGGCGCCGCTTTGCATCTCTAGCTCACCACCGCTAGCGACCACCATCTTCGCACCGCCCTGCTCCGTATAGACCAGAGTGGCATAAGAGCACCCGGCCAGAACCGCAATGACCAGTCCCGCGATCAAAAGTTTTCGCATGTTCAACTCCTGTCCCGGGCGAGGTCGCCCTCGCCCGGGCTTTTTCTTAGCTCAGCCATCGCATGATGGCACTGGAACTGATCTGAGTGGCGCTCTGACTCACCGGGATTGACAGCCGACCCTTGAAGACCATAAAGTCCGCATATGATCCGTTCGTCAGCGTTCCCGCGACTGCGATGCCAAGATAGTGATGATCTGCAGGCAAGGTGTCTACCTTGATATCCCACATAATCATTTGGCCATCATCAGTTACGGCTGGGGTGAACTTGAGCGCCGTCGCCGAGATAGCGTCTAGCGTGCCGTCCGCTGCCTCTGCGCATTGCAACTCAAACGTTGGGGAATCCGAAGGGTGGATCGTGCCCAGGTGCCCCACAACGTGGACATAGTCGCACATGGACACGTCCCAATAGCCGCCCGAGGCCGGAATAGCGGAGACCCCGGTCAGGGCGGTCTCACAGAGCGTGGTTCCAACCTCTACAAAATAGTCCCGACCAAATTCTCGTACATTCATGTTATATACTCCTGGTTAGCTTGTCGCGACCTTGTAGAGGACAAAGCGCCATGGCTCTGTGACCTTACCGCCCAGCCGCCGCCGCATGACGATCTTGACCTGATTCTGGCTGGCCGTGGTTGAATCGTCATAGCGTTGCACGCTCATACCCACGCGCTCAGCAATCGTATATCCGCTCAGGTCGCCATAAATGGCCACGAAGGCACTGGCTTCCACTGAGGGCATAGCTTCCTGCTCCAGTGCAGGCGAGCCCATCAAGCGTTGGTGGAAGCCCTCCGCGACATTATCTCCGAAGCGTTCGCGCCAGAGATATTGCCCATAACTGTCCTTGAGCTGGGCCACGTCCTCATAAGTCGCTTTTTCCATGATCCAGGCCGCGTTCTGCCTATACTGCTGATCCAGTTTGAACATAGTACTGATGAGCCCGTCCCATTCCACAGCGGTGGTAGAACTCGGGTTTATGCCATAGCTCAGGCTCAGGCCATTGGCGCTGTCAGGCACGATCCCCTGCGGGCCACTCGTGCCATCGCCAGTCAGGAATAGATTATCCTCGTTGATCGCCAATGCCTCGCCAAACACCCTGGTCAGATAGGGCTCGATAGGAAATGCCGCGTCCTCTAGCATGTTCTTGGAAAGAGTAACGGTCGCCATGCAGGTATGTACCGGGATCTTCTCGAGGCCCGTGCTGAGGTTCGTCGCCGCGGCAGTGCTGCTCGGCTGCTCATCAACCCAAGTCACCCTAACCGCGTTGGCGTATTGAGAACCCCCGCCCGTCGATTTCGGCAGCTCCAAAGTGTCACGCGACGTTGGGATGGGCGTGGTGCGTTGGCGTACTTGCGCGACCGCCGCCACTCGCTCGATGAGCCGGGCCTGAAAGTCCACAGGTGCCCAGGCACCACCGAGGGCCTCCGCTGATTCGATCATCGTTGCCTTGAGGTTGGCTACACTGTCAAAACCCTTGAGTAGTGCGTTTGCGATGGACTCGGGCGTCCATACCGGATCACGCACAGCCACCCAGTCATCAGCGGTCATCCGCGGTGAGCCATAACGCAAGTACTTGAAAAAGGACTGGCGCTGATTCCAATAGCGGGTCATGTAGTCCCCGCCGTGCATATCCTTCAGAATCCGGTCCACACCGGCATCGCGCTCCCCGAACCGCTTCTCGTAGAACGCCTTGACGGTATAGGGAACCTCCGGTTCGTCCGCCTTCGCCGCCTTCTCCTCTGGGGCCCCGCCCGGCATTGGCGGCCGAATCGGGTCCGTCTTGGGAATATCCAGCCCCTTGACGGCCTCCTCGGTCTCAATGAGCGCCTTGAGGCTTTCCGCCTCCTTGCGCCGCTCCTGCGCCTCTTCAAGGGCGCCCTTCTCGATGGCCTCAAGTGCCTTCGCCTTCGCCACGTTGAACAGTTCTATTCTCGTCGCCATGTCTTTTCTCCTGTGGTTATAAATCCAATAACACAATGCGTTCCCGCTCCAATGCCAATGCCCGTCGCCGCGATTCCTCATCGCCTTCTGGTTCTGGGCCTTCGTCATTTGGGAACGCGATATTCAGCGCCTTGTAAACTGCTTTCAGCTCCTCAACAGGCCGGTCTATCATTCGCGCGTCCGCGGGCGACGGGGTCAGGCTGCCCTCGGCGATCACCCACTGTTTGATTTCGCCGTCGGCCGCCACCTGCCTGGCGCTCGCCAACGTCTGAGATGATTGGCCTAGCACGCCTATTCGTATGAGGTCCTGGACCGCCTGATAGTATCGGTTAGCCTTGTCGAGTTGGCCCTCAGCCCAAAGCCCAGTGGCGTCTGGCAATAGGACATCATAGGCCCCAACCAGCTCAAACCCCGGAGCGTCCTTCCCGTGCGCATACAGCATTGGCAGCTTGCCCACCGCGTCATATATGCGCGTCAGTCCCGCCGTCTGCGGCGTGAACCATTCCCCAGTGAGGTCCTTCTCCTCGGGGCCTCCCCAAAGAGCGAGATAGCCGCCGACGCGTTGCTCGCCCAGCGCCTTTACGGTGAGACGCACGTCCCACGAGGGCGCATCCTTCTTTTGTGTCGCCTCTTCCAGCAGGGCCTGGGCCTTGCGAGTCACCCGGGCCTTTACGTCTGCCGGGGCCTGGCTCTGAGGGATCCGCCCCAGCGCATTGCGCAAGTGTGGCAGGTCTATATCTCCAGCTTCGTTGCGATATGGGAAGTGACGCAATGCCCGCGACGTGGTCTTGCCCTCATCATCTTTTTCCCCGCCCGGTTCGATCCAGAGGAAGGCCGAATCGGGGAGCTGATTGATTGTGGCCACAGACCACGCGGCCTTGGTTTCCAGGGCGGCCTCGGGCTCATTCGCATATAGCGCCGCCATCTGTTTGTCCGCCTCGGCGCGTGAATCATGGCAACCCAGCGTCTCGCCTGTCGGCTCTCCGTCCGGCCCGATTTTGTAGACACAGAACTCATCATGCTCTTTGATGGCCTGATATGGCATCGCTCACCTCCGACATAACAAAAGCGCCCACCAGAGGCGCTCAAAGGCGCTCCTATAGCAGGCGCTCGCAGGCGCTCAGATATTCAATTGTGCGGATGCAGCCTATGCTTTAGCCCGGCCTCAACACCAACCCAAGCCACGCGGCATTATTATCTATGATGACCGCGTGGCCCAAGATGGTACCGGCCGCTGCCGTTACACTTGGTTGAATTACCTTCGCCCCGGTCCAGGGCGCCGGGGCATCGTCGCTGAATCGCGCGTTCCGTAATAGTTCCCATTGCGTGAGGGGCATTACCCATTCCCAATTATGCCGCCGTCGATCCCTCGCCAGCATCTCCATCAGATCATTATATAGACTCATTGTGGGAACACATCCCATATCGCGCCACAATGGACGCATTGCCACTTCCCGCGCGAAATGCTTGTGGCCGGGCGGCGCTCGGCAAACGGCCGACAGTTGTGGTATATATCCAGTCCTATGGTATACCAAACATATCGTTCCACAAAAAGCGCCTCTAGTTCTGGGATAGTGATCCGATTTTCGTGCGTCTCGCCGTTGTGCCGCTGATAAACATATAGCGCATCATCGCGAACATACGCCCAGCTATGCGCACAATGAGCACACTTGATCGGTCTTCCCGCTGGTTTCATGCCCCGTGTCTCCTTAGAATATCCCGCACATAGTTCTCCAGCCCCGCCTGAATGCTCGGGAGCGCTTCGCGTATGACGCCTTGGGCCGTACGCCAACCGCGGGCCTTGTGGAATCCCGCCTGCTTCGTTTCGTCTTGAACGTAGGGCGCATACGTTGCATTATTGCCAATGATGGCCTTGCGCGGCTCCACGCGATATGTCCATCGCTGGCCGAGCGCTTGGGATGTCTGTCGCCCGCCGACGCTCCCGTCTTTGCGCGCCCACCGAGGCCCATAATGTCTCTCATACCAGGTATTATTTGCCCCCGAACGCCACGCCCTGGCGCGATTCGCCCCTGTTGCCGGGGGATAGGGGGCCACGCGAGCCTTGAGGTCGGACGCTATGGCCAGCAGAGCCGGACGCAGAAAGGACGCGCTTGCCAATTCGCCCAGCACCCGATCTAAGAGCCCAAGACCCCTTACCTCAATGTGATAAGACACAGCCTATGCCTTCCATCTGTGGACAATGAAGCATCTGCAGTTTTTGACAATCACCCCAGATGCCATGTATATCCCTCCCACACCAGCTTGGAGGTCATAGACATGTCCCGAATAGTCGAAATGCCGAACATCTACGATTTGCATCGGCGCTATATGGCCGGCGAGACTGCCAGTCAGCTGGCCCTGGAGTATGGCTGTCATGCCAATACGATCCTCGGGCGCTTCCGTCGCGCGGGATTGCCACGGCTGCCGACGGGAGGCCAACAGCGCGACCGGATCGCTATTCCTGGGCTCGACTTGTTGTTGGCCCGCTATTTGGCCGGAGAGTCTGAGAATGCCCTCGCGCATGAGGCCGGGGCCAATCGCTCGACTTTCCGCCGTCGCTTGTTGAAGGCGGATATTACTCCTCGCGGCCGCAGCCTGGCCGGACACCTCAAATGGGACCGGATGTCTGCTCTTCAGCGAGAGGCCCAGGTTAGAGCCGCCCATGCCGCCAATGTCGGGCGCATCCCGTCGTGGGAGGAACGGCGCCATCAGGCCCAAACCCGCCAGAGCCGGCTGTTGACCATTAGCCCTGTAGAGCGCACGCTGGCCACCGGGCTGGCTGCCCACGGGCTTATCCCCATCGCACAATATGCTCTTGGGATATACAATATTGACATCGCCCTCGATGCAAGCGCCCTCGCCGTGGAGGTCTTCGGTGGCAAGTGGCATGCGTTTGGTCGCCATCGCAGCCGATTCTTTGAGCGTACGATATATATCCTCAACAGCGGCTGGCACCTCTTGGTCGTTTGGGTCGACGGGAAACATTATCCCTTGGGCGCTGCCGCCGTAGAATATATAATCGCCCTCGCGAAGGACATCAGCCGCAACCCAGCCACGCCCCGTCAATATCGGGTGATTCTTGGTAACGGTGAGCCTGCTCCCGTTCTCAAGACGCATCTCAACCGCCCCGCCGACATAGAACGATTGCACTGCCGCTTCCGCGCCCCCGGGCACTATGACTATATTCCCGGGTAGAATGCATCCTGGATGCCGAGGCACCCAGTCCGCGCCTGGCGAGAGTTCAGCCCACCTGTTTTGCGGCTGCCCATCCAGGGGGGCACAGAGAGGACACACCTTTTCGTCTTTCACTGTCTGCCAGTAGGCCGTGAGTTCTAATCCCGCCTCCTGGGCCCGCGCTGCCATCATGCGCTCGCCCTCACCATATGCTCGGGTAACCTCGGTCACCGCGATACTCTCGGCGCGTTGCGGGCCGAACGTCGGCGTTAGCTCGCGTCGGAGGTCGCCAATCGTCTGCCCCGGCGTGTCTATGAACTGTGGCACCTTCTGGCGCAAAACCTTCTGACTATATTCGTTCAAGCCCGTCACTAGATCATAGCTATAGGTCGTCGCCCATTCTGCTGCATCGAGAGCCACTAGCGCCCAGTCCACGCCCACGGGCAGGGCTGCATAGGTTGTCGCCGCCGCTACCAAGGCCATACGCTCCAACTCGGGCCGGAGTATCCGCACGACCTCTTGCAATTCCGCCGACCAGAAGATGGCATCACTGAGCCCCGCTATGTCCGGGGGCCATCCCAGGAGTGCTAGAACCCGACGCAGTTGTTGGCCCAACGACAGCCGCAGAGTCCGTTCCAGTTTCGTCTCGTCTTGATCCTTCGCGTCCGCGTTCGGGTCTTTTTCCCCGCTCGCCGTCTCTCGGACGGCTTTGGCGAAAAAAGGGCGACTGGAAAGCCGCGCGCACATCTGCCTCTGTGTCCGCCAAAGTGAGGGCTTGCATAATCCCTTCCTTCAGGCCCGACGGGAGCACATCACTCTCAAAGGCGCGTTCCCCAGGCGCGCGCCCCTCTTTGATCTCCTTAGCCGCCACATGCTCCCAGCGCTTGAGTTCAGTCGCTATACCAAGCTGAGCCGCCTTTTCGGCCAGTGTAGAGGCGGTAACCGCGGACGGCGCCTCAAGTTGGGGCAAGCTCGCTATAGGTACGTCATCTCCGACGGCCGGGGTGTTCGCCTGTGGCGTTGTCACTGCTGGCGTTGCTGCCCCTGCCATGGTGGACACAAGCGAGCCTGGCGGCAAAAGTTCCAAAAGCCGGACGGGGACATCTGTGATGTCCAGGTCGCCAATCTGGGCTGGGAACCCCATTATCGGGGCCAGGCTCCGCTCGGCCCGATTCTCGTTCAGCGTCCGGTCCCTGCTGTATGCTTGATATTCCGCTATCTCAAGTGACCGGTCTTGCGGGACCACGGAAGGCGCGGCGATAACGATCCCCTCGCCGTAGAATGGCCCGACCTTGGCGGTCAGCTCATCTGCGAAATAATCGAGCATCGGCTGGACCGTGTTACGCCCGAAAGTGATTTCTATGGCCTGCTGGGCATCACCGGAATTGCCCCCGTCCAGGAGGCCGGTCGGAACGCCGTATATCTTATCAATTTCTCCCTTGGTAAAGGCACGGCTTTCGACAAACTGCATATCCGCCATGGCCTGTTGGATCACATCTACGGAAAGACCGCCCGCCCGCGTAAAGAACAGGCGTTTGCCATTCTGAATGTCTTGTTGGATGTGCGCCGTAATGCGATCAAAGTCCACTGGCAGCATGTTTTCCGGTAAGCTCACCACGGCGGCGGGGATAGCATTATCGTTTCGATAAAAGTCTCTTTGCCACCGACGCGCGCCCAAATCGAGGGTGATGCCGTCCATTGCCGCGCTCAGGGGTGAGAGCCCCCGCCAATAATCGAATGGGTTCGGCGTGCGAAAATGCACGACGTTCTCGCCGGGGAGGAGGAACGACTCATTGCCCACATTGTAGGCGTAGTCCACAATCGGCATGCCCGTCAGGGCACTCTTGCGCAAGGTCTCGACATTGGGCTTGCAGGCACTAGCGACCAGGGGCCATAGCTCCCTGGGCTCACCGCGACCAGGAGCATCCGAGCTCACGAATAGGAAGGCCTCCCCGCGAAGCAAGTACCACCACGTGAGATATTGAGCGAGCAGCCCACCCGTAAATGTCCCGCCCGGCCTGGCCCAGAGCCGCTCAAAGGGATGGTTCCCCAGATCAATCAGCTCCTCGCCCTGGCGGTCCTTCACCTCCCATTTGGCAGAAGCGATTCGCCGCGAGATGAGCATCAGATCGGCATAGACCCAGGATGCACAGACAGCATTGCGATATGCCGCATCAGTGTCAACGGCATCCGATTGCCAACGCGACGCCTTGCTATGCGCCTGCAATGGCAGGCCGTACATCCCCGCCGCCGACGTATTCGTCTTGTCGTTCTCTCGGGCCCCATAACGTACGCCGTCAATGGCATAACGCAAGACGCGCCCCAACAGGTTCGGCTTGATGGTCACTGCGAGGCTCCCTGGCACTTATATGGCTGCATAGGCAAACCCCTGCGTCTCACGGATCCCCAGGCACACATAACGTAACGAGTCTGCAAAGTGATCATTTTGCTTTACCGGCCTATCAAGAGCCCGCCCCTGGCGATCTTGCGCCCAGGGATACGACTCCATCTCGGATATGCCGTTTACACACGTGGGGGCGAATGTCAGTCGCGGCATCCCGTCCCCAGCGATTGCCAACCGCGACTTGACTTCTTGGATCCCATCATTCACCCGGTTATCCGCCGGGATCACGCGCAGCTCCGCCACCCGCATGGCCGCTATCAATCCCGCTGCTGACGGATCAACAAAAAACTCAGGAGCATTGTAGCGCCGGCTAATATCAGCGCAGACCTCAACAAACCGTGGTTGCAGGACTCGCCGCTCGTAGAATTCTTCGACGATGTGGATCCGTCCGTCATTGTCGAGGGCTCCGACCAGTACGACGCCGGGATTGGTATATCCCTCGTCAACGCCGGCGACATAGCGTACCACGGGGCTTTCACCGTGCTGCTCGACCACGTGAATGGCTCTATCAAACTCATCATACACTAACCCCTCGAATGCGACAAACTTGCCCTCTAACTCCTGTTGCGCGAAGAGGCCCGTGTAGGCTGCCTCCAAGGAGCCCACAAACTCCTCGTTTAGATAGGGATTGTCGCGCGTACGTACCCGCCACGTACGCATTTCGCCCCGTCGTTCGTATACCCAGTTGCGGCCCCTCGGCGTCGTCGTGATCCAACAATCCCCGGCCTTGCCATCGGCGCGTAACCGGGCAATGAGCACATCCCAGGCCCGGGCATTACAAAGCGCAGCCTCGTCGAGCCATGCCCAGTGGAGATTGTCGCCACGTAGGCGATCCGGATTGTCCGCTGTCCGGAACAATATCTCTGCGCCCGTGCTCATATGAGCAATCATGTCCGCACGCGCATAGTCTACAATCCACGGCCCGCATGCCTCTTGGAACTTGCGCAGCGTCGCGTCCTGGAGCATCCGGTAGGTCGGCGCCGCGATGAGTCCGAGAGTGCCTGGCTGTGCGTGTATGAGGGCCTTGTAGGATCCGGCGGTCGTCTTGCCAGACCCTGTCCCACCGATGAAGCCAGTGAACCGCTCCGGGGCCGCCAGGAACTCCGCCTGCTTCTCGAATACCTCTATATCAGCGGATGACCCAGCCGTTGCTACTGACACTTATTCACGGCCCTCCGAATAATACTCAGGAATTCAGAGACGCCCACGATCTGATACAACTCGCCCCATCCCTCCCTGGCCGTTGTTTCGCGACCTGGCCCCCAGCGCAGCCATGCAACAGGGGATAGCTTATACACCCGTTTTTCTGCATCAGCCTTGGCCTCTGCTATAGCCGTCTCTATGTCCACATAGAACAGGCGGCACTCCAAGGGCCATTCTGCGGGCCATTCTGCGGCGTTTCTGCACCATTGCCAAAACGATTCTTCGGGAATGCCCACTGTGCGCGCCGCGACGGCTGGCGACACCCCGTTACGAATCGCAAGCAGGAGCTTCTCTTGGCCATCCGCCCCGATTTGCTTGGGCCACCCCTCAGTGCATTCAGATTCTGCCATGCGCCCCCCCCTTTACTCACTCGCCTTGCGTTTGAATACAATCGTCAGCGGAGCGCCCTCGGCGCCGGTAAGCTCCTGGCGCTCAGTGTATCCCCGGTGCTTGCCAATAGTCGTCAGATAAAACTTGACGGCCCACGGCTCGCCCTGCTTGATCGTTTTGTGCAACTCGGTTTCTGCGAGATCAAGGACATTCTCGCGCTCGGCCTCATAAGCCCGACGCACGGTGGGGTGAACGTCAATGTACCGTTTAGCCGTGTGCCACTGACAACCGACCCGCCGCGCGATATCCGAGATGATACCACCGGTGCCGGGGATGACGTCGATAAATTGCCGCGCGGTATATCGCTCGCCCATTAGCCCTTAGTCACTTTATGTAAGGCCGCCGCCACTTTCAGCGTCCGTCTCTCTCGCATCATTCGCCATCCCCAGAAACAAAACGCGACCATAACACCAGGGGCTTACCTCCCCCAGCCACATGGTCGCGCCAATTCTTCTGCCTCAGATTGGCCACAATCACAATATTGTCGCTCCGCCCGCCCTCCCAACCGCCACTGGAGCTTCCCAATTGTCAACCCCAGTATAACATATTATCTTGCCAATGTCAACACTACAGACCAGTAATCTTGCCAAAGCACCGGCAATGAAACTTGCGTTCTCAAGACATTAGTGCTGCTCAGCATGCGCCAAGACCCGGGCCACATCCGTCAAGTCCACCGTCACCTGATGACCACACCTTGCGTCCATTGCCACCCAGGTCTTGTATCCGGCCATGCCGGCCCTTCGGCAAAACTCAAAATCGTGGCCGCTCACTCTGAATCCCCGTCCATCGAAACGGTCTGCAAAAGGCGCCGCCATGCTTGGGTCCTCTAACACGCGTCTATGGATCAGAAGCGCCCCCGAGCCAACCAGGTCCCAACGCAATAGCCCGGGGGCATTCAGTTTCGCTTTGTCCTGCACGAGTCGTCCTTCTGGCGAAAGGTCGAACGCCATCCACCGCAACGGCGCATCCGGATACGTTATGGGCTGCCACGCAGGGCAGAGCATCCCGATGATGTCGTAGGGCCTATCCTGTTCGCACATCTTGAGCGCATATGGTATCGGGCTCGGCGCCGCAATGTCCGCGTCTATCATGAACAATACCTCGGGCTTGTCGGGGTGCGCCAAAAACCGCGAACAGGTTCGGTTGCGATTGTCGCTTGTGGGCTTGCTGTTGGCATCGGGATCTATGAGCACTCGAAGTCTGTCGCCCCCAGTCAACACCCAGTGTGCTATAGCATAGGCGAGCTCGGGGCGAATCATGCCCAAGTTGAGCGGCGCCACGACCACTATCGGATGCTCACTCATTGCCCCACCGCCCATAGAATAACTTTCGGTCCTCTTGCCATAGGTCCATTAGTTTTGGCGCATGTGCCTCCCTATCAACCCAGACATGTGGGCACCATGCGCTCTTCCAGCCAAACGCCCTGGCGCGATATTGATGATCCGTATCCGACGCATAGTGCCGGAATCTCTCATCCAATAAGCCGACGTCCCTAAAGACACTGCGCCGAATCAGCACGCATCCGAAGGGGACAGCGAATATTTCCTTGATTTGGGGTGTCTCGGTTGGCCCTGTCGCTTCCATCATCCCTTCGGTGCGGCATGGCTGGCCCGGTGCGACATAGCCCAGGCTTTCGTTCTGAGCCATAGCCCAGATCAACTCTGCGATCCAATTGGCCGTCTGTGGCTGGCAATCATCATTTGCCAATAAGATATATTCCAGTTCCTTATCGTAAACATCCGCACGTGCTCGCTGCAATGCTATCCGAATGCCTCGATTCACTGTCCTTGTATAGCGCTGACATTTCGTATCCCAGACTACGATCTGCTCCAATATCTCCTCGTCACCCCAACGCCTTATGGCGGATTCTGGCAAGGCCGGTGTCACCATTACGACTGGCAGAACGCTCATTGCTTTCTCCTCACATGCTGAATCGCCTCTTCGGTACAAGGAACCCCAAGCCACTCGGCGAGCCTCTCGACGCCCTGGCGTGGCTCCCCAGTGATCTCCTTATAATGCGCGACGCACACATCCGCTTCTGATTCATCAATCAGCCCGAGGCTAATCGCTGCGATGTAATGCGCCCAAAGCTCTATTGCCTCCGACTCCGGCATTTGATTCCGCTTCGCGAGTGAGGCGCAGATTTCATTTAGAGGACGCCTAACAATAATCCATCGTGCCCCGCCCAGCAATGGCAACCAAACGTGCAGCGTTAGAGCCATGCGTGGGTCCTTAGCACCCCAGTACGCATCCTTTCCTATATCTTCTTCCCGCCGGGCGATATATTCACGCGCCCGGGAGGCCATGCCCGCGCCGCTAATCGCCCAAGGCAAGGGCGGATGCCGCCAGTCTCCACCGGCTGCCCGCAAGCCGTCCCGATTGATGGCCGTGAACTGTTTGTCCTCATAATGACCATATGGATTGGACCAGTCTGCCGCTGTCAGGTTATGCCCCATGGGAATCCCCAGATGCGCCAATATCCCTGCCACCATGCTGGTGCCGCTGCGGTGCATGCCGACCACAAAGACCGGTCTAGCCATCACGCCCTCCACTGTCCGTCATTCGGCCGCCTCCTAATCCGTCGGTAGTTCGCGCTTGCGCGGGCGATAGTTTAGCACGAAAAAACCCCGTATGCCCGCACCCGATTTGCTGTGTTGTGGTGCCTCCTCTCGGTGTGCTGGCGACAGATTCAGCGTCAGCTCCGGCGTCTCGCCCGGGTAGTTTGGGTCGTATAGCGAAATGCGCAGGCCCTGAGTCGTCTCATCAAGGACGTACCCGGTCGCCACGACCTGGTGGTTTACCGTGGGGCTGCTGACCCCGGCACCCCGGATCAACAGCAAGACCGCGGGCTCCATCTTGTCGATCCTTCGACGCACCTTGGGGAACTCGCGCATGCAGGTCCGCCGAGCCACGTCCGCATCCTTTCGAAGCATCCATTCCAAAATGCGCATAGGCACATCGGGCCATCTGAGGGTGTCCAGTTGCCGACGCCACAGGTAGGCGTAGAGGGGGTCGCCAAAGGCGGGCTGGGTGTCCACAGTGGGAACTGAGATGTCCGCGTGAAAATAGTCCAGCGCCGCATAGCTCATCCCGCCACAGAGCCCGTAGATGATCCGTCCTATGTCGATCGGTCCGACCAGGGGCAGCTCGAAGCACAGCGAGACCTCGAAAAAGTTGGGGAAGCGGAACCCATGGACGATCGCATCGAACGATGTGTGCCTCTCCATCGCGCTTTACCTCCTGTTGCGGGGAACGCCATGGGCAATATATCGTCTTTCATCATCACCCCCCCAATCCCTTTACAAGGCTGGCCACGCGCTCCGGATCCAGCTCCGCCAGAGCGATCCAGAACTGGCCATCCGCTGCAAGCTCCGCGTCCTCTCCGAGGCCAAAGAACTCTCGGTCCGCCGCTGCACGGGCGGAGGCAATGACCGCCCCCGCCAACCGCTGAACAGGATCAACGTCAGCGGTTAGGTTCTGGATCCGCGCCGCCATCCCCTTCACGTTACCACCTTGCCCGTCCCACCAAGCAGAGATGGCCCTGGTGCGCCTCGGCCCCCACGAGATCAAGCCTTCTTTGACAGTCGGCATCCCCACATGATTGGTTCTATGGCGCCGCAAGGATTCCTTGGGAAGGCCATACCGCTGAGCCAACTTGTATGGCGTAACGCCCTCGCGCAATGCCTTGTCGATGGCTTCGCGGTCCGGATGCTCACAAACGCTACACGATTTAGCCACTGGGATTCCGTCGGCCTCCTCTCACATTTTAGGGCCTGTTTCCGCCACTCGTCAACGTTGCCATCGCTGTGCCTATGCTGGGCTGCGCGTCGCCCCGCAGCGCCTCGCCCTTGCTGTGCTGCGCGCTGCTGCGCCGTGCCCCGCCTTTGCTGTGCCGCGCGCTGCAGCGCCCCGCCACGCCTTTGCTGTGCCACGCATTGCCGCGCTGTGCCCTTGCTGTGCTGCGCGCTGCTCCGCCGTGCCCCGCCTTTGCTTTGCTCGGCACCGCGGCGCAACGCCGCGCTTGGCCTTTGCTGCGCTTGGCTCTGCGTTGCCATTGCTGTGCCCTTGCTGTGCTGTGCCCAGCCGCGCCCAGCCCCGCCCCGCCTTTGCTATGCCGCGCCCAGCCCCGCCACGCGCTGCCTTTGCTTTGCCCTGCCTCGCTTTGCTCCGCACCGCGCAGCCGCGCCCCGCCTTTGCTGTGCCTTTGCTTTGCTCGGCACCGCGGCGCATCGCCGCGCTGCGCCCCGCCTTTGCTGTGCGACGCATCGCCGTGCGTCGCCCTTGCTGTGCTGCGCGCTGCTCCGCGCTGCAGCGCGTCGCCCGGCCACGCCTTTGCTGTGCAGCGCGTCGCCGCGGCGACGCGCTGCATTGCATCGCTATCGCTTTGTCAACTCATACTCGAAGGAACCCCACCCCCCGTTTCTCCACTGCCCGAGACCACGCAGCGCGCCGTAAGTGAACCATTCCTCTAGCAGGCTTTGCTTCACCACCCCGAGAATCAATACGCGAAATTCCATGGTGGTGCCTGCCGGGACGGCGATGCTCCTTGCCAATGCGACGCGCTCGCCTTGTGCCGTTTGTCCACGCAATGGCCGCGTAAGCACGCCCTCGTCGCCTGCCCATTCCCAGAGCCCCATTGTCGATACGGGCGACTCACTGGCGTCTTGCCCCTTCAGGCCCAGAGGAATTAGCCGTGGCTCTACAAATACCATCCCATCGATGACCTTCTTGTAGGCCCGCACCTTGGCGCTTGCCGAGCTAGTATCGCGCCGAAGCATCCCGCAGGCGTCCTTGAAAAACCCTTTCAGCACGTAGTCATACAATGCAGGCTCCCCGACAGGTGTCCTGTGGAATCCTGTCGTGCCCTTCGTCGTCTCCTCATCGATCCCCTCAAATCCCAATGCCGCCGATTCGAGTTCGTCCGCCGCCTGCTCTGGGTCGATCCCCCGATGATCTATAATCCATCTCCGATAGAGCTCAGGATCAAGTGGCACTGCGCCTAGCAGCGCCCTTGTGAATGTCAGTTGCACATCGTAGCGGTCCATTGTTCCTCCCCTTTTTTGATTGCCGTCGCTTCGCCCCCAATCTCGCGCCCTTATCTTCTATGCCGCCTCCTCCATATAGCGATGATCCACAGCTCTGCAACCACGCCCTATGCGTCATCCTCCTTCTCCTTCTGCAGGGGGCTTCTGGTATCGTGTCTGGTCTTGCCGTTTCCCCTCTGACTCGGCACACGACGCTAAGCCAAGGTCCCGATAGAGCTTCGCTAAGGCCCGCGCGTTGTGTTCTCTAACTTCCAGTTTCCTCTCTTTTTTCACCCACTTCTCCCAAGGGTTATTGACCCATGTTACCTCGAACTTGTCATCCATCACGCCCAGCGCCTGAAGCAATTCCAGTTCGCCCTCTCTCGCCACCAACACTACTTTTTGCGCCTGGGGATCCGCCCCAATCCATTCCATCGCCCCTCCCCTCCATATCGTTCATGACGTCACCGTCAGCCCTGTGCTCGCTACCACTGCCACGCGGGGTCCCTAGCCGCCCGATAAGCCCCTCAACAATCTACCATCCCAGCAATAGACGCCTTAGCCAAACCACAAACCCGCCCTCTGTAACTTCCGGTTCCCTCCGTGTCTGCAACCACTTCTCACACTGCGTCTCCACCCATGTTACGTTGAACTCCTCATTCAGTAACCCCAACTTGGCGAGCAACTCGAATTCGCCCTGCGTCGCCAGCAAAGCCACTTTCCCCGCCAAATCCGTCCTGAGCAACTCTCTCACCCTACCCCCTATGTCATCCGTAACGTCGCTTCCGTCTACAAATCGCCCTGCTAGCTTTCATCTCTCAGACATCCATGCCCCGTCGCGAATACTCCACCGCCAACACGACTAACAGCGCCCAAGCCACGATTGCCACAGGCCACACCATCATACTCCTCCATGATTCATGCTGTGCCACGCGCCGCCCTCACAGACATAGTCTCCCTGTGGCAACGCGCGCACACCCACCACACACCACTGCCCAGCGAGCCCTTGCGTAGGTGCACGGTCTTCTTCTTACAGGTGCGACAATAGCGCAGCCGCGCCGCGATACGCCTCATCGTGTTCTCCTTCCACTATCTCTGGCCATCGTTCTCCCGCACATACGACAATAGCGCACGTCCATCAGCATCTGCCTCATGTTCGCTACCCCCGTCTGTCAACGCCCCGCCTACACGACTCCGTGTCATGACGGGGAGCATTATACGATAGCGCTCTCGTTTTATCAGGCTCTCATAACTCTGGTAAAATCGGGCCCGCCAAGCACTCGTCTGGTCCACCGGCGACAGGCCATAGGCTTGCATCCCACCAATGCCGTCCATGGCCAACGGAATCAGTTCGTTCGACCAGTTGCGTTGCCCGGGGCAGCGGCGCACCTGCTTGGTCACCTCTGCCCATGCTTCAAATGCCGTAGGGACCCCGTCGCGTCTGGCCGACAGCTCCGCACATGACTCGCGCAGCTCGGATACCTTTGGCCACCACTTGCTATGCGCGATGTGCGCTTCAGTCCCCGCTATCAGCATCGTGTCATCAAGGTCCGCCAGGAATCTGGAGTAGAGGCGTTTCGTCTCTACTAGATCGGTTCCCCTTTGGAGCCATTTCGCCACGTGGTCGGGATACGCCCGCATCAATATCCTGAACACTGTGGTCAGCGTTTCCTCTGTCGCCATGATTGCCTAGGTCCTCCAGTAGGATGCGGTCCATCCGTTCAAACATCGATTCGGACCCGTCTGCGACAGGAGAGGCGCGCGCCCCCCTATGCTTCGCTGGCACGCCTGCTGTGTACCACTCGGTTAGCCATTTGTAACTATTCCCATTGTATCCTCTCTCAAGCCATTCACAATAGCATGAGGACAGTCGCTTCAGATCTGGCGTTTCTCCCAGCGCCTCTATGATGACATCGTACAAAGCTTTTTTCGGGTATCTTTTCACCACGGAGCGGAACGCCTGAATAGCGGGGCTATCGGATCGGGGATCGGGGGCGCGACGTCGCCGTTTTTGCGGCGCGTCCTCCACCGGTACTCCGGTGGAGTCTTTCCCCTCCCGACCGGAAGGGAGGGAGGCTACTATGTCTGTAATCTCTGTAGTAATCTCTGGTATTGCTCGCGCAGGGTGCACTGTCGATTCGTCACCTTGCGTTATCGACGCTGCAAGGTGACTATCGGAAGCCTCTGGGAGCCCTCCCTGCTCTACAAAACGCCACCCCCCTAGCGGATAGCCAAGCCCCGCGAGGCCATCACGAAGGCATTCCAAGTTGACTCGGTACTGCCAGGTTCGGTCCCACTTATATTCGGGGTTGCGCCGACGCCAGAGGATCCCAGCCCGTACAAGGCCCTGTAGACGTCTGCTAATGGTGCTCTCCGAGGCCGTGGACATGATTTCTTCCCGGAGCTGCGCGGCGGTTTTGTAGATCCAGCCGTGAGTCGGCGGCATCTGCAAGCCCGGGTCGCGTTTCTTCTCCTCTGCGATGAACTTGTCAAAGTCGCGGACCCGCTCGGACCAGTAGAGAAACTGGTTCAAGATCAACGCTGACAGAGTGTCCCCTGTCAGCGCGACTAGTTCTTCACGGATAATGGCGCGCTTGAGTCTTCGCGCTGTGCCTGTCATGCTTTCGTCTCCTATCATCGCTCGCGCCTTCCCTCATACTGTGGCTCCAGCACGTCGCCCTCTGGCGTCATCGCCACTATCCCCGCCTTCCTGAGCCGGGCCATATACTTGGCCACCGTCTGCCTGTTGGCCCCCAGCAATCTGCCCAGTTCTGCATATGAGGGGCGGTCCCTAGCGGCCCAGTGATGCCATCCCAACCGGCTCTCGGCTGCCTCCGCATCATGAATGGCCAGCACGCAATAGAGCGCTATGCCCAGCCCGCCAAGTTCCCGCCCATGCTCGGTGATGACGGTCTTGTCTATACAGATCCGGCCCGGGTCTAGACAATCTGCTGCCATGATCCCTCCTTCATATCCCTCCCCTCTCCAATACGAATGGCCGCCTTCTCTGCATTGCCCTCTTGTGCTTACTCAACCCTCATGTAGAAATGCAGTACTATTACGGCGGAATCATCGACATGCTTGACGCGCCAGATTCTCCTCTCTGTCAAAAGCAGAGTCCTGTCTTCTTCGCGTGGCGAGACCCACCTGTATGCGTGGCCACTCACGAAGCTGTTATAAATGGCAAGCATGTCATGGATAGATCCTATCCATGACATGCTGCAGCAGTGGGGGTCAGCATAGCACGCACCGTATTGTGTGGACTCTGCCCTGCGCACATCCGGCCACGGGGCGGGGTCTGGGATGTCGCGCATGATCTTTTCAGCCCTTGTCTCCATCATAACATTATCCTCCACCACGTCTCCTCTCTCGCCGCGGTCGCAGACAAACAGCAACCCGCCCCTCAGCGATGTCCTTTGTCCTAGTGGCAATCCCGTGTCTGGCACCGGGCGACAAAAGGACATCGCTCAAGAGCGGGTCCCATTGCCAGACATATCTATGGGCGTTGCCAGCGCCGTTTGCAAAAGAGCTCATCTAACGTAACTGTAGTATACCCGATATCGCTCGGGTTGTCAATGGCTTTCGCGCCTATCATCGCCCATTCGCGAACAGTGGCAATCGCTCGATAGCCCAGGGCTTCACCCAGGCCACCTCGGTACGCGGCTGCATGCGCAGCGCAGACCCCTTGCCCTGGATCCCTGTGGCCCGCGTTTTGGCTGCTGCAAAAGAGACAGTTTGCCATTCATAGCGTTTCCAGTCGGCATCGTCCAGCGCGCGGTAAATCGGATGTTCATACCCGGACACGACCGCCATGCCCTCAGTCTCCAACAACTTGGCGATGAACATCTCGTGATCTTCATCCGTCATTTCGTGATCATATTTCCCAGAAGAACGCGTGCTATGCACATACGGCGGGTCGCAGTAGAACAGCGTTTCTGGCGTGTCATAGCGTTCCAGGATGGTCTGCCAGTCCTGATGCTCTATCTGCACCCGCATAAGCCGTTCGTGGGCTTCGGGCAGGCCCTTTATGGCGGACAGCCATGGACTCGCCGTGGCGGCCTTGCCGGACCTCGATAGGGTGACGACGCTGCCCCAACTGTGCCCAAAATGGCCGCCGAATGACATCCTCGCCACGACGAACCACTGCCAGGCGCGCCGCACAGGGTCAGTCTCCTCCTGCCAGTGGGCTCGACAGTAGTCATATTCCTCCCGTGCATAGGGCGTGAGTGAGGCGAGCCGTTGTAGCTCTTTTGCCTGTTCGGGATCCCGGAGGGCGCGGAAGAATTCTACCAGCCCCGAGTCCAGATCGTTGTAGACCTCGACCGGCGACGGTTTCTTGCCGAACAGCATCGAGGCGGCGCCGCCGAAGGGCTCGACATAGGTGTGGTGAGGCGGGAAAAGAGGAAGCAGCTTCGCTCTCATATTCCCTTTGCCCCCGAACCACACTATCGGCGACCTCGCCGGCTACTCACCGTCCCCGAGCCATTCTCCCATCTCCCATGCCCGGCGGCGGTCCTCCTTATGAGGGCTACGGAAGGCTTGGGCATATGCTTCCCTCAGTGCCATGGTATACTTGTACAGGGCCAATTCTAGCGTCGGGGCCCCGGCACTGGCCCAAGACCTGGAGACGCCACCCTGATCGTCCGCTACGACAGGGTCTCCAAACACGTCCGTGGTTACAACAAGCGTCAATGAACTATCATCGCCCACGTCGCCCCTCCTCTCCTTGAGCCATTGTGCCCCCTCACTTCCACAGGCGCGGCTCACCTTGCCCCCACCTAACAAGCGCTACGACATTGCCTGCAAGCAGGGCTAGGAATAGGAGTTGTATCCAGAGCTCGTCGGCGCCGAGCGCGGCTGCCATAAGCACCATAGATATAACCAGATGTGTTATTATACGCCACGTCGGGTCCAGATTCCCCCACCGACCCATCATGCCTCCTACACCCGAATCACTTTGTAAACCTTGTCCGGATACTGTGCCCGAAAGAGCCGCGCCTTCAACTTATAGAGCGGCGTGGCCCTTCCCTTCACCTCCTCGACGACATGCTCGTCGTCCTCATAATAGGCAAAGTCCGCCACGTAGCGAATGGGACCACGTTCCTTGCCGAGCCAATCCCGTCCGGGCGTGATGATGACAAAGGCCGGCTGAAGCGTCAGCTTGCTGATCTTGCCGGCTTTCTCCAGCATCCGCAATTCGCTATATCGGGTTGCCTCGGCCTTGGAGTCAAAAGTGATCCCGTCCACAACAGTCTTCACATTCCCGTACTTGCTCCTACTTCGCTGTGCCACGCACCCACTCCTCTATCAATCTCTCGCATTCTAAATGGCTCAGCGCTTGCGGCACGGCAAGGAACCGTCGCATCACGCCCCTGGCCTTGACGCGATCTTCTTGTCGCCCCCGTCCTGACGGGACTTGCATCTCTAACATCCCCAGAAGGATACGCTTCGAGGCTTCCATCATCGACAGCTTTGGTTTCTTGCTCATTGGTCTTCTCCTGTCGGCTCATCCCGCTCCGGCCCGGTGTCGTTTTCGAGATTGCTGAGCGGTGCAACGCCAGTGAGGCATCGTTCAACCCACTCCCCATGCTCCTTTATGACTTGGCCAACAATAGCCACAGCCACGGCCGCGCCTGCAAAACACGCACCGATTAGCACAACGTCAATGATGCCACCCGGCCGCCGGAGGGTCCCCTTTCTGCCATTCCGGCACCTGTCGCAGTTCCCCACTCTCCCAACCCTGGGTCATTGTTCTCCCTTCGTGTCTCTGTGCCCCAATTCCCTGTGGTTACCTGCCAACCAGTAAGCAGTCCTTACTGGTTCAATTGGTCATCTCTCGGCATCGTAGTCTTAGGATAAAATGTGCCTAGCCGGAACTTGATTACCCATACCCAGGGATTGTCTCCCCACTGCCCCCGCTTCGGGTGCAGGGTGCGCCAGGTAGCGACGAACTCGTCGCCGCTCTCCGCCCCCTCGGCCTCCACATCATCTGGCGACATATGCCAAAGCCGCTTTGCCTCGACATCGGTGCAGGTCAGCCACAATCGCGCGCAGCTCTTGGGCATGTATCTCGCAGGTAACGCTAGGCGAGCCCATGCCCACATGGGTTGTGCCGGAGTCCCGTCGTATGTGTATATGGCGTAGGGAGAGGGGCCAGACGCGCGAGTGGCTCGGCGCAGCGCCTCTCGCACCCACAATCGGTCGCCTCGCGTGTATGGAGGCCGCGCCTCCATCAATCGATGGCTCCCTGCGCCCATTCCGACCCAGTACTCTCCCGCCAAGAATTCCACCACATCTGCAGGCACATCCGCGCGCATGACCCGTCGCGTTTGCGTCTTCACGCCCGTAAGGATTCGCCTGATCGACCACGCCGACATAATAATCGGTTTCTCACTCATCGAGACTGCTCCCTTTCTGCTGCCAGCGCAGCACGATAGTTGGCCTCCAACGCATCCCACATCCGCACCGGGACTGTCGTGGCTTCCTCCAGCAGGAGCGCTATGCCCGGCGTAAGCATTCGCTCCCCTTTCAAAATCCCACGAACGTACTGCCGAGAAAGACCAGTCCTCTCACACAGCTCTTCATAACTCATCTTGAGTGCCGTGAGGGTCTCCGCTAGAGTGTAGCCCGGGGGCACTGCGTAGTCCGGCCGATACCCATTCGTGGTCATGAGAATGCTCCTCTGATTCGCATTGCTCTTGCGCCAGCTCCAGCAGGCGGGTGATGAGCGAACCCCCGGAGCGAGGGGGCCCGTCCTTGCTGTCTAGTAACCAGTTGCCGTCCTCATAGTGCCGCAAGCTCTCTGGCCATATGATCGACGCCCAATGCACATACTTGGCTTGTACCCCCGTTCGGCTTGGCGCAGAGACGTCCCGCTCCCAGCGATTGTCAGACCATCGTGCGACGGCACGCACCCCGTCGTCACACACCAGATATAGCCCCTCGTCTGGCGGTTCACCTTCTTGCCCTTCCGGCTGCAACACAAACCCCGGCCCCTTCTGCCACCCCGTGTCAGGCATCACTTCGTTGCGCTCTGTCGACGCATCCACCGCTCTTCCTCCTGCCGCACTACCCAAGCCAGGCGCTCCACTGCGAGCCGCAGGTTGGCTAGCCGCTCCGCCTGCGCCTTGCAGTACCAGTTTTCGTTACGCAGGCTCGACTCTTCCTCTTGCTCCACTCTGTACTCCAGGGAGACCACATCCTTGTAAGCGTCTCGTAGCTCCTTCATCGTCCTCTCCTATATCCGTGAAAGATGGCTTCCAGCCACGCCGACATAATAATCGGTTTCTCACTCATGCTTTCCCTTCCGTCGCACCCACAATGTGAGGCACTGCCTTGGCAGGCTCGCCGATGTAGATGTACTCCCTCGATACAGCGACCAGCTCTCAAAGTGCGCCGCATAGCACGCCCAGGCTCGGGACGCATTGATTGTGCCTGTGAACGTCCGTGGCGTCTCCTCTATGATCCACTCGCTTGGCCTCTCCGGTCTACTTGTTCTCATGAGATTCACAAGCGGCCCCGCCTACTGGCCTCTGCCAAGATAGCAACGACTGTGGCCACAAGCACAATGCCCGCCGCCGCCAAATTCTGTATCATTAGCTGTGTCATCCTGAGTCCTTCCCCTCGTACCTCATCATTCTCTCACCTTGCTGACCTGGTATGCGGCCTCCCACGCCTCATCAATCGCTTCGCGAGGGCTACGATGTCCAGCAGTAGAGTAGACGGGATCATCCTCCACGACGGCCACCACCCTCCAGCGCTCGGTATAATCGTTGCAGATATTCATCTTCAGCCAGACCTCCTGTGGCTCCGTATATGTCCATGTCCCCGTTCTGTTACTATCCTCCTCGAAGGCGACGTACCCGAGCGCCTCAAGCGATTCGCCAATCTCCTCTGGCTCGGGCCTTGACAATAGGGCAGCGTCGTCGGGGGCCTGCTCCTTGGGCTCATCCCATCCGGGCTGCGTCTCGTCGGGCTTTGCCCCATCCTCTGGCCAAATAATTGGGGCCCAATACTCCGGAGATATGCTGGCATGCAACCCTAACTCCTTAGAATCCATGACCCTCGCCACCCAGTGCCCCCAGGCCGGCGTCTTGTGCCACCAAGCAATGCCCTGGGATCCATCCCGAAAGCGCGCCTTGTAGAGGCCCTGTCGCGGCGGCTTGCCTTCTTGCCACTTCGTCCCTGCCAATTCTTCTGTCATCCGCTATCTTCCTCCATCTCTTTCCCTATAGCATCCGCCGCGGCTTCGGCTTCCGCCAGAGCAGCCTCCGGATCATGATGTTCGTCAGTTATATAGTCAGTGCCGATACGGGCCCCGGCCCGCACGAACCAACCGCCGCCCAGGCCGGCCTCGTAATGGATCCCGGCCCATCCCATCTTTTTGGAGAGATCCCAAAACG